TGTGCCAGAAGTGCTGGTCAAATGAAAAAATTTCCAAAGGCCGCTAAAGATCCAAACAGTCGTTTACGACAAGCTAGAAGAAGGTGGAAGTGCTAATGCCTAGAGGTAGACCGAAAAAAGAATCTCTTACAGCCGAACAAGTTATGCATGAATTAGCTATGCATGAAGCTGAATGCACTCTTCGGTACAAAAGAATAGAAGAAATATTGCAAGATCAAAAAGCCCATTTGAAAGGACTTGATGTTCGTATGTGGGGATTAGCTGTTTTAATTATAGGGGCTGCAGCAGTGCAGAAATTATTATGATGACAAGTAAAGTAAAAACAGGACCTAAACCATCTAAATTAAACGTAACTTACTTTAAGAGAGGTGGAGCTGCTTCTAAAAAATCAAAAGGCAGTAAGATATGTCCAGCGGGTAAGGCATGGGCTAAAAGAACTTTTGATACATACCCAAGCGCTTATGCAAACATGGCCGCTTCCAAATATTGTAAAGACCCTAACTATGCAAAGGGTGCGAAAGGCAAAAAATAATGGGTGCTCTTAAAGATTGGGTAAAACAAGATTGGGTGCGAATCGGCACAGACGGTAAGATTAAAGGTAAATGTGGTACTTCTAAAGATAAAAAAAATCCTGATAGATGTTTACCTAGATCTAAAGCAAACAGTCTATCTCAATCTGAAAGAGCTTCTACGGCTAAAAAAAAGAAAAAAGAAGGCGCAAAGGGCAAAACATTTGTTGCAAATACTAAATCGGCAAAAGTTACAAAAATGGGGTTTGGTGGAGAAGTACCTTCTACTAAGGCTAAAAGACCTTTCAACGGTAAAACTAAAAAAGGATCTATAGTTGCAAGAGGTTGTGGTATTGTTATGCCAAACAGACGTAAACAAACAAAAGTAAGGACTTGATATGGCAACATCTAATTCTACAAATTTTGAGCCAGATGCCGCAGAATACATAGAAGAAGCTTATGAAAGGTGCGGTTTAGAAGTAAGAACAGGTTACGATTTAACAACAGCTAGACGGTCTTTAAATTTAATGTTTGCAGAATGGGCAAACAGGGGATTAAATCAATGGACAATTACTCAAAGAACACAAGCGGTTACGTCTGGAGACCGTGAGTATGATTTAGGTGCAGATGTAATTGACATACTTAATCTTGTTGTAAGGCGTTCTGGCACCGATTTTTCTATGACAAGAGTTAGTAGATCGGATGATTTAGCCATCCCAAACAAAGCTACTACAGGCCGACCTACACAATTTTTTCTTGATAGACAAATCACCCCTAACTTAAAAGTATGGCCCACTCCTGAAAATAGTACAGATGTTATTCATTATGATGCTTTGACCCGAGTAGAGGACATAGATTCTCAAGTGAATACAATGGACGTGCCGTTTAGGTTTTATCCGTGTTTGTCAGCAGGACTGGCATATTATTTATCCTTAAAAAAAGCTCCGCAAAGAACTCAAATGTTAAAAGCTATCTATGAAGAAGAGTTTGAAAGAGCTATGGGTGAAGACAGAGACAGATCTAGCTTTACTGTAAGTCCCCAATACGCGTATTTAAGGTCTAACTAATGAGTAGGTTTGCCACAGGTAAACACGCCTACGGCATATCTGACAGATCAGGTATGAAATACAGATATCGTGATTTAAAAAAAGAATGGAACGGTTCTCTAGTTGGTCCTGATGAATTTGAAGCCAAGCACCCTCAATTAGGTCCTTTTAGAACAGTGGCGGACCCCGAAGCAATTAGAGATGCACGTCCTAGTAGAACAGAAAACCCTGTTGAAGTTCTTTTAGTTTTTAATCCGTTTATTTCTGGTACGGCGGGCTCTGGCGTTATAACCGTTAGAGAATTTGGGCATGGTAGGTCTAATGGAGATACGGTGAGGTTTAGAAGTGTGTACGGGTTTGATGGATTTACTAAAACTGTTTTGGAACAGGCTACGGGCTACAGCATTACAGTTGTGACCACAGACACATATACATTTACAGCTAATGGAGAAACCGCTACAATAGGGGGTATTGTA